ATACAATTTGGGATATTTGAAAAAAGGACTTACCCACACGGAGTAAGTCCTTTCAAATTTATGGATAATCAGTATTATCTTTCTATTTCAGAAGATTGATTATTCTTCAACAGCAGCCTGAGCAGCTGTTATTAGGGCTTGCTTCTCAGTGGGTTACGTTTGTTCGTAAAACAATTCGTCAGCGAGGGTTAAATCAATCCTATTATGCTGAGAATAGCAAATACTATCACTAATACCGGGCTTGCCATCATACCGATGATATTCTTTTGAAAGAAAATGGCTGAAACACCTCCTATTATGATTGCCGCAACAAATGTAACGATAGGTTGCCACCACGCATAATGCCAAAAACTCCAAATAAGAGCACCATAATACGCAAGGTAACCAATATTACCTGCCAATCCTGTTAGTTCCTTAACGGTTTTAGATGCTCCTCTAAATTCTTTGTATATGGCTGAACAATGGTATGAAAATACACCTAACAGCCCAATAAATACTAATGTAACCATATCAAATATTTTTTATAAATACTTCAAGTCAGAACCAACAATCCCGAAGAAGCAATAATAAGTGTTAATACTATTTTTATAAATTCTGGCATATTTCTTAGTGGTGTAATTGCATTTATTACACACGCCGGAAGAATTGCGAATGCCAACAGAAGAAAAGCACATAGGGGTATCGAATATATTATTAGCAATGTATTCTTTATGTTAAAATCGAACTCTTTGCTTTTTAGGATAGGCTTGATTATGGCACATACAATAGAGAACACAAGTAAACATAACCCGTAAACGTATTCGCTGTTATGCCGTCTTTGCTTCATCACTCCATTCCTCCATAGATAGCCGCCATCTCTTTCATTATCTCCTGATGCTGCGCTTGATTTCTCATGAACTGCATCCAAAGGTCATAAAGTCTATCGTTACGATTTGGCAACTTCAGTTCTTTCAATCTTTGAATCTCTTGTTTTAACTCAACAACTTCCTTTCGAAGCAAGTCAAGTTCTGCCTGACTACCTTCCTCTTGAACCTCATCAGTCAAGAAAAAGGTTACAGGAACTTTGAATATGTCAGAAAGCTTTTTGAGGATAGCTGTACTTACATCCTCTTTCTCTAACATATCATAGACGGCTTGTTTCGTCTTATCCATCTTTTTTGCAAGTGTAGGAGCGTCAATTTTTTCTTTACTCATTAACTCCCTAATTTTCAATCCAATGTGCATAAAGTAAACTTTTTCTTGAAAATTAAATCAATTTTTTCTTGTCTATAAGTAAAGTTTTTCTTTACTTTGCACCATAAAGTTAAACAAATAATTCAAGAAACTATGAATGAAATGCCGAAAATCGCAAATCAGAAGCCGATTTTAACCCAGCTCCGAGAAATGGAAGTAGGGGACGTGTTGACATTCCCTGCCGAAAAAAGAGGTTCGGTAAAGGCAATGTGCAGTGAATATGGGTTTGAGTGGAATAAAACATTCCATACCTCAATCAACCGTCAAGAGAGAACAATTAGTGTAACCCGTAGTGCGTAACCATTATGAAATCATTGGTAAAGTCCAAGGCAGAAAAAGACATTCGGACAAGGACAAAGGGTGTATTGTGGAGGGCAAAAATAATCGAAAGTCCACACAGACCCGGCAGCATCGACATCGCCAAGCTATTCTCCATGACGGATGATGACTTGCACCGGCTCAAGGGATGCGGCGACAAGGTTTTTGAAGATGTCAAGAAATTCAGAGACGAACTAAGGTCGATATTGCAGCTATAACGAGAAAGCATACACCGGAAAACCGTGTCTTTGAGCGGGACAATCGTACTGCCCTTGATGTGGATGAAAAAGACTTTTCCGGCATAACAATGTTCACCGCCAGTTGGATAGTCCAATACTGAGCGTCAGCGGGTCCATACGAACTGCTACGTATCGGGATAGTAATACCGGCATCCATACAACGTGACGAATTAGAGAAAAGGATAAACTGTATTATTAAACTTATAGAATAATGAATGATTTATTTTCCAATGAGTCAAATCAGACTGCTTATAGAGAAGTAATTACCTATACAGCCGCAGACGTCCATGCTGAAATTACGGCTAAGGCTATCATGCTCATGGAAATCCTTAAAAAGGAGATTGGAGAAGCCCGTCTTCCTGATACCGTCAAGCATGAAAAATCACTTCTCTCACGTTTAGGATTTACCGCATCCAAAAACATGCAGGCTATCTCGTCTGTAGAAAGTCGTGTGAATCAAATTAACGAGACTCGCAAACTTAATAATGAGAGATTGAAACTTATTCAACTGCTACACAAGTACTATGGAACCAACTGCATGTTAATGAGCTTGAATGACTTCATGGCGTTGTTGGACAAATACAACCTGTCGTGTGGTTTCCTTGAAGATTACAAGGGAAGTATTCCGGATGAAAATCTGAATGAGGTGCTGAAAGCTAAGGAATTCACGTCTCCCAATTGGACTAATATCTTTAAACCTGGTGTTAATTGGATACAGAAAAGACTGGTTCCTTATTACCGAGTCAAGTGGACTATGAAATATCAATTCAGTGATAAATTCAAGCGTTTCCCATTGATCTTGAGACAGATTGATAGTTTAGACATGAGAACTTCGAGAGAGAATTCTACATTATTAATCGCTGCACCAGCTCAAGAAATGGACACATCCGTGGAAGTTGTCAATGTTCGCACTGAAGGCCCTATAGTGTTCAGCGTCACCAAACAAGACATCATCATTTGGTCAGCATGGGGAGATGAAGGAGATGATGAAGTGATGAAGAAATATAAAGCATTGAATGATTTTCTTGATTCACATACTATTAATTAACATTCAAAACAAAAAGCACTAATAAAATGAAGATATATTGGCATTGGAAGAAAGGTAGAGTAGGAGTAGATGTAATGTGGATAACACATGGTTTTTATATACTTCCTACTGCACGTTTCGGAAAAGGATTCGATGTAAGATACATGTATATTTGCTTTCTGTATTTCCTGATAATATTCTATCGTAAAACTAAATAATAATCACTATGGACAAAATGATTAGCATCATCCAGTTTGCAATGTCGATACTGATATTCGTTGGAATTGCGATATGGGGAATCTGCCACATCTGCATGGGGAATCTCAAAGGCTTCGGTCTCTTAGTTATCTGTTTCTTGCTGTTCCTCGCATGGCAGTTGATTCAGAAATCATGGTTTGAGTATCAACAAGAGAAAAACAAGTAAGCTATATGGCACAAGAAAGAGGGATAGGTACCGATTGGAAAGAATATGCAAAGGCTATGGATAAGGCTGAGCGTGAACTGAGCATTATTCCGTATGTCACAGTCTCCATCTGCAAGAAAGTGAACGGAAAGGAAATCGTTCTGTATCGCTACGACCTGCCACGAGAAAGTATGTACCGTTGGCAATGGGTGATAGACTGGCGAAAAGCAAAATTCATTTGTGAAGACCCTCGGAGTTACATTTATACCACGATTTCCTACTATGACAAGACAAGTGGCAAAAAGTATGGATTTGGTACGGATCTGTCAAGACTCGTAGCATTGAAAAGCAAAATCACATTACAGGAAAACAGGATTAAAGAGTACATCAAAGCCAATCAAGACAATATGTTCTTTGATGAAGCCACAGACCCGCAACTAAACAAAATCCGTGCAAAGGTTGAGTTGGCAAAGGAACGTGTTGCACAAGCTGAGAGCGAATTGAAAGAAAAAGTTGAAATGTATAAACTCAATAAGTTATGAAGAAAATATTAGCAATAGCATTGATAGCACTGCTCACCAGTTGCGAAAGCCAACCGTTTACAGGCTTTTTGGTGTGCAAGGAATACGTCAAGCACCACATGAGCAATGAACGCCCAAAGATTATACAGCAAGCGGTTGTAGTTGTGCCTCGACCGGCTATACACCGTTCAAGACCGAGACATATACCGTCTGAATGGAAATTCTATGTAGCCAACAAGTACGGTACCAGGTGCTTCAATGTCGATAGCATGACCTATCAGCGATACAAGGTAGGTGATAGAATAACCATGAAAGGAGGCAATAAATGAAGAGTACAATTTCAATAATAATCTTCCTCATAATCTGTGCCATGATAGCAGAAACGGAAATTACGTTCAATCCGTTCAAAATCCAGTTCCATCAATGGGAACGTCTTGTAGGGTATTTCCTGTTTATAATCGCATTGTTCTTTCTGTATTGTAGTGCGTACAAAGAAGGGTGTAAGGACGGATATAAGAAGTGTTTTGATGATGTCATGAAGATTGTTGAAAAACAGGATGAAAAGACGAAAAGCGATGAACACCTTCCATCAGGAACCAAGATTTGATTGCGTAAACTTAGCCCTTTGTGGCATACACTCGTTGAGCAAGTGCCGCAAATACAAGGGGACTTTGAAAGAGTGCCAAGGATGCACACTGGTACGCAGAAAATCGAAGACGTTGAACAAAGTAGCACCGAACAGGAAAGTCTGCCCACATTGTGGAAGAGAACTAAATATTACGATGTTTGGACTAAGGAAAATCCACCGTAACGGGACGGAGTACATATACAGGGCTTCTTGGTGCAAGCTATGTATCAACGAAGCGAACTATAGAAGATACAGGAACAAGGTTTTAAAATCATGGGAACAATGAAAGACATTTATAGCGGATTCTACAAGATTTACATGATATGGATGGTAGGTACAATGATAATGTACTGCTTCGGAGGCATCAACAAAGTTGAACTGCTGTTATCCGTGATATTCTCGCAGCTATGTTTGATATTCTTGATGCTATGCCGAATAAAGTCTAACATTGAAAAACTAACGAAACCATGGGAACACCAACAGGAAACGGATTAGTGGAGATTGCAGGGGAGAAACAAGCCAAAGAACGTGGTTTCAACTGTATGCAGCTGATTAAGTTCCTCTCCGAAGAAATTGCCAATGGCGGAGATAACTCTTGGGAGTATTGGCATAGTCGCCACATCGAGGCAAGCAACGGTAATTGTGCATACAAAGCTGTCTGCCCGGTCTATGATAGAACGATGAAAAGAATAATGAAAAGAGGTCACCAATTAAGTCTATTTTGATATGAGAACAAGAACAAACCCCACATGCGCCCAGTGCAAGTATGCACACACGGGAATCAACGGTCGCATTTGCGACAAGCTCGGCGTAACGGTAGAGTATGCCAAGGAACCATTGTGTAAAACACCTAAAAAGTAACTCGCCATGCTCACGCTCGATTTCTCCGACAAGTCAGTCACCTACGAAACATTTGTCCACGATGTTGCAGCTTCGGTTGTGCGGTTACTCTCCGAAGTCCGCAACGACCCCGAAACCATCAGCCAACGACAGGCATACGCCATGTTCGGACGTGGCAATGTCGATAGGTGGCGTAGGCAAGGCAAGATAGACCCTTGTAAACGTCCCGGAAAAGTCGAGTACCGGACAGCCGAACTAAGGGCATTGCAGAACGTAAAGCAAGATTATTTCAAACTATAGGGAATGGTTGTGTGGTGTAAAGGTAGCACACTATGACATACAAGGACTTATCCCACCTTGTCTGTCAAGGGATGGCGGTTCGACCCCGTTCACAGCCACGAGAACAATAAACTGTATTATTAACTTAAAAGCATCAACATCTATGAGTAATGCACTATCATTAGCCAAAGAATTGCAGTCAATGAAAGCCATTGACGTGGTACGCAATGAGCGTGTGCGTAGTCAGTTCATCAACGTGTACAACTCCATCTGGAAGGAGGGGGGCGAACAGGCATACGAACGTGAAGCAATCTATTTCAACGGACAATTGAGAGACAAATCAAACCTCCGTGAATGCTCCGGAACATCCATTTTCTATGCCTTCATCGACCTTGCAGTAAAAGGTCTTACCCTTGCCACCGGTCCACAGGCTCTATGTTATCTCATTCCTCGCTCTGTCAAGGTTGGGACAGACCAAAGTGGAAAGGACATTTGGGAAAAAGTCTGCAACCTCAACATTTCGGGATATGGCGAACTGGTACTCCGCAAGAATGCCGGACAGATACGTCATGCCGACAATCCCGTAATTGTCTATGAGGGCGACACATTCCAGTACGGAGAGCAGAACGGGCAGAAGATTGTGAACTTCATGTCAGCATTCCCACGCACATCAAACAAGATTGTCGCCTGTTTCATGAAAATCACTCGTGCCGATGGTTCTATCGACTATTCCGTTATGACGGAAAGCGACTGGATGCGCCTGAAAGGTTACTCCGACAAGCAGAACACCTACTTCGACACCAAGACACGCCAATATGTAACCAAGGAAAACGAACTGTACAACAAGAACGGTCAGATTGACACGGGCTTCCTCATGGCAAAGTGTGTGAAACATGCTTTCAAGAGCTACCCGAAACTGAACATCGGACGTGGTTCATCACTCGAAACGGAAACCATCGAACAACAGCAGGAAACCGGATTCGACCCATACGGCGGTGTAGGTGCCAATGAACCCCAACAGGAAGTGAAGCAGGAACAGCAACAGCAACATTTTGGACCTGCACCGGACATGTCAGCAGGAGTGACTATAGACCCTGCCAAAACCCCGAACAAAAATGATGATACATTCTAATCCCTACAGCCATGTCACAAGAAATAACCATCGTAAAGCAGGAGAACATTCAGACCATTTTGTCTGCCACTCCACAATCGTACCAAGTCAACAAAAGCTCACGTGACAAATGCATTGAGTTCGGTCAAGAACTCCTTAGAGCCATACAGTCACAGGGAGGAATGACGGATAATCTCGACCAACAAGCGGCTTCATACATCGAGAAGGCACGTAGAACGGTCAAGAAGATGAACGAAAACCGTTCACCGGTCACCAAGCTCTTTGACGACATACGCAAGGAGTTCACGGCTATGGAAAATTCCATTGACCCCAGCAAGACCGATACCATACCATACCAGTTACAGCAGCTTCGCAACCAGTATGCAGCAAAGAAACGTGCCGAGGAAGAAGAACGAAGACGCAAGGAGTTGGCACGTCAACAGGCGGAAGCGGCACGAAACAAGCTGAGACAGGACATCGAAGATGATTTCAAGCAGCAGTTCACGGCACTTGTCAACAAGGCTTGCAACAGTCTGATGGGAATCGATGATGGGGTAACACTCCAAAACTATGATTTGGCATACAAGACGATAAAGGAAGCACAAACCGAACTTCCTGCCTCTTTCATCACCGAATTGCACACCGTCATTCGCATTCCTTCCGGTATCAGCATCGAAGAAGTCCGTAACGTTGAGAACGAAATAAAGAAACGCCTCCTCAACCAGTTTACCGGACAATATAACTTCGAGGTGGACAGCACCAAGCAATACATCCTTGACCGTCTTCCGTCCAAGAAAGCCAATCTTGAACGCATAGCACAGTCCAGTGCTGCCGAAGCCGAACGCTTGAAGGCTGAAATGGAGGAACGCAAGCGTAAGGAAGATGCGGAAAAGGAAGCGGAACGCAAGCGCAAGGAAGAAGAGGAAAAGCAGAAAGCGGAAATGGAACGTCAGCAATCCGAAATGAACGACCTCTTCAACCAGCAAGCAGCCGTACAAAGCAGTTATCAACCGAAAGTGAAGGTAGCTCAAAAAATATGCTTGCTCAATCCCGAAGGAATCATGCCTATACTCTCCATGTGGTGGAGCAAGGAAGGTTGTCACCTCTCCGTAGATGAGCTTTCCAAGATGTTCAAGAAGCAGATAACTTTCTGTGAAAAGCTCGCTAACAAGGAAGAACTCTACATCAAGGATGAAAGCGTAGAATATATCGAAGACGTTAAAGCCAAGTAACTATGTTCGAAAGCGGATATTACCCACCTGGAGCGGAGCACGACCCACGTGCTCCATATAACGAACCGGTACCCAAAATGGTCAAGTGCGAAGCTTGTGACGGAACTGGCTATCACTGGTATGCCTACGACTTTCTGAAAGACGATGAAACCGAATGCACCGAACAGGAGTGGCTTTCACTTCCCGAAAGCGAAGAAGGAGCGCAAGCAGCACTTCAGACACGCATTCGTGGACTTAAAGAAACATGCGAGGTGTGCGATGGTTACGGTGAGGTTGAATACGAAGAAGATTACGAACCCGATTACGAAGATTACTATGGCTGATAACTATTACAGCAGAACAGAGGTCAGCAATTCCGACCTGACCGAACTGAAGAACATACTTCATCCCCGTATGCAGTATGGCGACAAGGAAGCCGCATTCCGTTTCGGTTCGTTGGTCGATGCCATCATCACAGAACCTGCCAAAGTGGACTATTACCGTCTGACGGTGGACGATGTACCATACACAGAAGATGAGTTCCGCCATGCACAGGAAATGCAGAAGTCATTGCGCATGGAGGCACGGAAAGATGCGTTCCTCGATATGGTCCTCAAATGTGCCGATACGCAACGGTTCATGGTGAACAAGGCACAGCAGTTCACGTACTGCGACTTCCCTTTCACGCTCGACACACGTTGCAAGTGGGACTGGTGGTTGCCACAGTGCAGCTTCGGTGGTGACCTCAAAACCACTTTCGCCACATCACAGAAACAGTTCGATGAAGCGGTTGACTTCTTCGATTGGGATAGAAGCCGTGCCTGGTACATGGACATCGCCCGTAGCAACAGGGACTTCATTTATGGCATCAGCAAAAAGAACTGCAAGGTGTTCAAGAAGTTCATCTTCCGTGACGATGACATATATAATCGTGGTCGTGAGAAATATGAAGAATTGGCTTTTCAATACTGGTGCCTATGTCCACAGGGGAATATATAACATTCGATGTAATGCTGCATGACAGGTTTATATGCACACTACGGATGCCGACATATATGGCAGTCGGTCACAAGGACGGTGTACGGCAAGTTATCCAAGAAGAAGCTTTAATGCGCTTCATCGAGAAAAAGCGCCCCACGTTGAAAGGAAAACCTTATAACATCTGCTTCTGATATGGATATATTCTGCAAGGTAACGCCCTACGGTCTTGTACCGCTATACGATAGCGACTACGACTTGAAGAAACGGCTTCGTGTCGGCTCAATTGTCAAGTGCAAGGTAAGCAATCCACGCAATTACGAACATCACAAGAAGTTCTTTGCGCTGCTTCGCCTCACATTCGACAATCTCCCGTCCAACCTTGCGGAACATTGGCAAGTCCACAACGAAGAAGATATGCTCCGCCGCTTCAAGCGTGACTTGGGACATTACACATCTACAGTCAACGAAAGGGGCGAAAAGGAGATAGAGTACAAAAGCATATCATTTGCTTCGATGGAGCAACACGAGTTTGAGCGGTTCTACAACCAATGCATAGACCTTGTACTTCACAAGTACATCAAAGGGATAGACAAAGAAGATTTAATAACAGAAATAGAGAACTTTAAGTAATGAACAACATACTGAAACATAACCTGCGTGTCGAGCCTTACGAATACCAGCGTGAAGGTATCTGCTTCGGATTGGAGCACAAGCGTATCATCATTGGCGATGAGCCGGGTTTGGGAAAAACCCTGCAAAGTATCGGCATTGTCGATACCGCTGATGCCTATCCGTGCCTTGTCATTTGCCCGTCCTCACTCAAAATCAATTGGCAACGTGAGTTTCAGAAGTTCACGGACAAGAGCGCTCTTGTACTGGACAACAACGTCCGTACCACATGGGGTTACCTGCTTTCAATGGGTATGCACCAAGTGGCGATAGTGAACTACGAGAGCCTACGCAAATACTTCGTGTGGGACATCAAGAGCGATGGCAAGCAGTTCCGTCTTAAAGACGTGGTGTTCTGCCCACAGATACGGATGTTCAAGTCCATCATCATAGACGAAAGTCACCGTGTCAAAGACCCTTCCGCACAACAGACCATCTTCACCAAAGGATTGTCAGTCGGTAAGGAGTGGTGCATACTTCTTTCGGGTACGCCTGTAGTCAATCGTCCCGAAGATTTGATTGCACAGCTGTCCATAATGGACCGCATAGGAGAGTTTGGCGGTCGTGCCAAGTTCATTGCCGACTATTGTACTGACCCCAAGGACAAGGAAGCGGAACCTGCCGTACCATTGTCCGAACTCTCCAAGCAACTCTATGACACTTGCATGATTCGTAGGGAAAAATCAAAGGTGTTGCCCCAATTGCCAGACAAGACCCGTGTTGACTTGTTTGTAGAGATTTCAAATGATAAGGAATACAACCTTGCAGCTGCCGACCTTGCTGCATACTTGCAGGAATACACCGAATGTACGGACTGGGAGATTCGCCGCAAAATGCGCATGGAAGCACTTGTGCGTTTCATGACATTGCGTTCCTTGGCGACCAAAGGGAAGATAGCCCAATCGGTAGATTTCATCCGCACGTTCCTTGACAGTGGGAAGAAGCTCATTGTGTTCTGTTCCCTCCATGAGATAGTGGACCAGCTGCAAAAGGAATTTCCCCGTGCCGTAACGGTTACAGGTCGGGATAGTGCCATCAACAAACAGGCTTCGGTCGATGCGTTTCAGAACAATCCCGATGTAAACCTTATCATCTGTTCCATCAAAGCAGCCGGAGTAGGATTGACGCTAACGGCATCATCAACGGTGGCATTCATAGAACTTCCATGGACGTTCTGCGATTGCGCCCAGTGCGAAGACCGTGCACATCGTATCGGTCAGAAGGACAACGTTACCTGTTACTATCTCCTTGCCAAAGGTACGATTGACGGAGTTATCTACAGACTGATACAGGATAAGAAGAATGTAGCCAATCAGATCATGAACTCCGATGACAACATCCCTACCGATGAAGTCTATTTCGATGAACTTGTAAACCTGTTCACGAATGGGGGAGGATGATATGGAAATATGTAAGACGGACATTCAGAAAATTGTCAAGTATCTCAATGATGCTGCAAAGATATACGATACCCTACCCGGTCAGCGCAATGTGTGTCGGGCATGGGTAATCAGACAACAGACAAAGAAATTGGAAAAGAAATTATTAACCTTAAAATTGGTTCAAAATGACAAAGAAAGAAATCGTTGACCACGTTGTCAACAACACGACTTTAAGTCGTTCGGAGGCTATAACAGCCACAGAAGCGGTAGTTGGTGCAATCTGCAAATCACTCAGAACGGGTGAAAGCGTATTCATCCGAGGCTTTGCCACAATCAAGGTCGTAACTACAGCTCCTAAGACAGCCCGCAATATCAGCACAGGAGCTACAGTAGCTGTTCCGGCTAAAAAATCAGCTAAGCTCGTGTTATGCAAAGATATGAAAAACCTAATGAATAAATAACGGCTATGGTTGAAACAAGAAAAGACGAAGTACGGTATGTGACTTCCGACCCCAAAAAGATGCTCAACAAGTTCATTGTCAAGCGTGTATTGAAGACATGGGAAGAATCTTTCATCGATGAAAGCACGGGTGAAACCGTAAACATCGAACGAAACGATGTGCTTTTCGAACGTGGAACTTTCATTGACAGGGATGTATTGGCTCGTATTCAGTTCTGTATGCAAGCCGACGGAGTTACCGAAGTCGAAGTAAGCAATCAGAATCGTGTGGCATTCGAAGTGGAAAACAAACATTTGTACCCGTTCCTGTCACAAGCGGAAATCGGCGACAAGAAGCACAAGTTTCTACTCTATGCGACAAGCATCAACAATGCATTGGATATTCTGAAAGACTATATCGAATTGAACTTCACGAAAGGCTTCTGCATTTTGATGGTCAAGGAATTTGACTCATGTGTTATCCTTGAAGACAATCTGACGACAAGAAAGGTAGATGATAAGGACCTCATGGAAGCCTTTGCCGAAGAGAACGAGGAAGAAAAAGCCGAAGAAAAGAAATTCTATCAGCTTGAGGTCAACATCACTTTCGAAGAAGAAGTCCATACACAAGTTTTTGTCGTTCACACCTTCAATGTAGATAGGGCTATGATGCTGATTACCCACTATCTCATAAAGAAAGAAGAAGAATGTGAGGTAGCCGCAATATCAAGAGGTCATGATTACAACAAGAGGGAAATCCACACGGCTATAGAATCGGCAAAATCCATTCCCGTAGGCTGCTTCATCCCAAGGGAATTTTCAACGGAATACTTAGATTGATGCCTATGAAAAAGACAACCTTTGACGAAATGATGTCACGGATGAAAAAGGAATCAGGAATCCGGAAGCATCACAATGACGAAGAACACCGCATACAATGCGCATGTGTACATTGGTTCTCGCTCCAGTACCCTAAGCTAAAAGGCAGGCTGTTTGCCGTACCCAACGGGGGTAGGCGTGACGAAATTACGGGTGCAAGACTGAAAGCCGAAGGAGTGGTAGCTGGAGTGGCAGACCTTATCCTGTTGAAAAGCAACCGTGACTACGGAGCATTGCTTATTGAAATGAAGACTCGCAAAGGCAGACAGAGAGAAACCCAAAAGATATGGCAGAACATCGTGTGTGCCGA